TTACATTGCGATATAGTCAAATAACTTTTCGACTGCATCGTTTTTCTGATTCTTGGACAAGTGGGTGTAGATGTCCATAGTAATCGAAATCTTAGCGTGTCCCAGACGCTCTTGAGCTACTTTGACAGGCACTCCAGCCTCATAAAGAAGCGAGGCGTGTGTGTGTCTAAAACCATGTGGTGTGATTCGTTTCAAATTGTTTTTCCGGATAATTTTATCTAATCTGCAAGCGACTGCTTTAGGAAAAACTTGGCAAATTCTGCGTGATCCGTAAAGTTGAATAGGCATGGTATCCAAGTGCTGTTTAATTAATTTCATGGTGAGTGAGTCTAAAGGAATTATACGTTTACTTTTTTTGGTTTTCGGTTCTTGGATAACATAAACACCTTTTATTTTAGCGTGTGTTTTATTGATGTTAACAGTACCGTTTTTAAAATCAACGTCACTCTCATCAAGTGCCGTCAACTCACCAATACGCAGACCACCATACGCTAAAATGCGGTATATAACCAAATCTTCCAAAGGGCGCTGCTCTTCGACGAGTTTTAGGAATTGTTCTAACTCACTCTTAGAATAATAATTCTCCACGTACTCACTTTTTGGAACATGAGTAGATTTTGGCCTAATAATCTTGTCCATAGGATTTGAGTCGATCAATCCCATGCTTATCGAAAATTTAAGTATTCTGTTAACGATACTTAAATAAAGTGAGTATGTCCCAAAACTAGATACGTTAGCAGCGAATTTTTGACAAATGACAACAGTTACTTTATTGATTCTGATTTGTCCAAAAAACTTTTTTATTTGAGATGAATAATGATATTGTGTAGTACAGAATGTCGATGGTCTGACTGTCTTTTCGTAATGTTCAAACCAAAGCTGTGCTACGTCATCAAAAGTAGTAGCTTCGACTTTCTTCCAGCTTCCGCTGCGTTCAAAATCTTCTTTGAGTTTAAATTCAACCCGTTCGGCTTCGCGTTTGGTTTTAAATCCCATGCGAGTGGTGCGAACTTGCTTTCCAGTCAACGGATCTACGCCTAGATAAGCCACAAACTTATAAGCAGTAGTTCCGTTTTTCTTTGTATATTTTTCAATCATGGTTTGTTCCTTTCTCTGTGCGCTGGGGAGTGCTGTTAGAAAAAGGATTGGCATCACCTCCTTTTATGTGGTATAATTTGGGTACAGTAAAAGGCCAGATTTTTACTCTGGATAATTACTATTTGTGTCAGCCTCACGCTCTCTGGGTCCAATCTTTGAGCGTGGGGCTTTTTTGTGTTATTTCAAACCACTTGAATATTTGTAAGACAATAGCCAGCTTTCATCTGCTTGTTTAACAAACTCAAGCGAAACACTTTTATATTCTGAACCGCCGAACGTATCATAATCGACGTATTTCGAAGTATAGTCGCCAGATGTTGACTCTGTCTCGCTTTGGGGCTCTCCGTATTTCGCAATAACATCGTTATAGTTAGCTCCACCAGTTCCTTCCAAAGAATCTCCAACAACTAAAGCGTCGAAATCAGCTTTTGTCCATGTGAAATTATCATCTACTTCTTGTTGTGATGATTCAATTTCTTTTTCTACTTTTGATACAGACTCATCAACAGCTTTACTAGCTTCGTCGAGAGCTTTCCCATACATTGACTGCGTCATCAAAACTACAATCATCGCAACTACAGAAAGAACAGTTCCGATGATAGCTAGAGTTTTCTTATTTTTTCGATTGACTACCAAGCCAATAATACCCAAGATTACCGCAGGAATTGCAATAACGAAAGATACATTGTTTAAAATTGGTATCCACGACCCAAGAAGGGCGATAGCGCCGAAAACAATAGCTAAAATCCCAAGGACTTTCTTTTCGTCATTTTTCATATATTTTCTCCTTCAGCTTTTATCGTGGTTCAGTTTTTGCACGTATTTTTATTTTTCTCTATAAACGTCTACAACTTCTCCAATGATCCGGAAGTCGCTATCTCTGTCGATTTTTATATCTTTGTATTCTGGGTTTAGGCTGTGTAGGAATGCTCCATCTTGATTAATGTGAAGTTGTTTGATATAGGCATCGCCATAATACTCAAACACTCCTATATCACCGTCAGATAAGTTAACAGATAACTTCACAAAGATATAATCACCAGAATGATAGTCTGGTTCCATGGAGTCTCCGTAGATTGGAACGACAAAATCAGCATCTACTTTGACTGGTAATTCGATCTGTTCGACTTGAACATCGTTTAGATACTGCCCTGTGCCTGCTGAAGCTGGTTGATCGTAGTAGTTGTATGTATAGTATATGGATAGAGGTTCGTTTACTGTATTCTTACTATCTCCTACTGTGTTTTGTCCATCTAAGAGTTTATTTCCATACCGTATCCAGTTTTTATGATTGTTCGGGTTCAAATCCATATCTAATCTTAAAACTTCGTCAGAAACGATCTTAGGGGCTTCTGTGGGGACAGTAGTTTTATCAATAGGCGGAAACAAATCGTCTATTGAAATATCAAATGCATTCGCTAAAGCAAATACAGTATCTTTTTTAGGGGAGCGGAAGCCACGTTCATAATTACCAATAGCATTTTTTCCTATCCCAACTTTTCTACCTAATTCTTCTTGAGTCCAATTATTTAATTTTCGATAATATTTAATTTTTTCACCTATAAAAATAGCGATTTCTTCTTTGTTCATTTTATCACCTCCTCGAGATTATAATAACATAAAAACCACGAAAAGAAAACTTTTTTTGTTTTTTCATAAAAAAACCGTTGACAAACCACGAAACGTGGTCTATAATATAATCAAGGTCAGGGAAATGACCGAGAAAGGAGGTAAGTCCAATGAACGACTTAGATAGTTGGCTCGCAAGAGTTGTAACTGGTGTCGGGATTGCAGTAGCAATCTCAAAAGAAGCTCGCTCTTGGTACGTTAGTATCAAAGAGCAACAAAAAAAGCGTCAACCGAAACCCCGCAAGTGGAAAAGGTAAACGCTAGATAGTTGAGAGGAGGGGCAACTCCTCTTGGCTATTATTATAAAATAATCGGGAGGAAAATACAATGTTTATTGTTGTTATTTTAGCAGTGATTGCTGTAATGATCGCTATTTACGCGGGGGATAATTAAAAATTAAAAGCCCAAGAAGGGCTAAGGAGGTAAAAAGATGGATATAATACGTTATATTTTAGTTCCTGCTATAGTATCATTATCAGTCAGTATCTGGTTTGGAAGAAAATTGATTGCTAAAACTGTTGAAATTATGAAAAAAATGGATTCAGACACGCAAGGATTCAATCAGGAAATGAAAGAAATGGTGTTGGATGAGATACGTAGACTAAAGGGCCATAAAACAAATGGACGATAATGAAAAAGAGCGTGTCGGTTATCTCGCTATGACGATACTAGCAACATTAATTGTATTAATCGTTTTATTTGTAATTATAAGTATTGTTATGCTTGGTTTTAAAATGCTTAGATATAACTTTGCATTAGGGATTGCAATAATGGTGTCACCGCTAGTTTTTATTATAGCAGCGTTTGAGGTTGGAGAGTATTTTTGAAATCATTTTCTTTAACATATAGAATAGATTTTTCCATGTTTTTTTATAAAAAATATCCAATATTTTATTTTGAAAAGTTCTTAGTGGATTCTGTCTCCAATAATATTTAATAGTCCTATTTCTACCATGGCGATTTTCCAAATAAATTTGAAAATCTGGAGTTGGATTAAATGGTATAGTAAGAAAACGTTTTGGGGTCTCTAATTCTATAAAGTAACCCTGCCTGTAAATCCACCGCTGATAGAAAGCAAATGTTCCTCTAAATGAAGAGTACGGGGCGATTACAATTGGAAGTGTATCAGTGAATTTATCAAAAATTTCATGTTTATTTCCTACATCGTTTTTAACTTGGATTGATTTATCGATGAGTTCACCGTCATCGCTACTATAACTTTGGAGACTTTTTTCAACGATTGTTAAACCAGTGATAATAGCAGGTGTCTGTGATTCATTTATGATGCTTAGCTCAACGAACATTACTTGCCTGTCTTGTCCAGAAGTTGAGGTTTTATTACTATAAGTGACGGCTCCTGTTCCAACACCCAATCGATATAGCTGTTTATATTGTTGTACCACAAAAAGAATTACCGATAATGTTATTGAAATAATCGATAAAATCAAAGATACCATACCATATTTCTCCAATCATTTTATTTTACATTATACCACATAGAAAGGAGTGATAGAATGCAAATCAAACTGTATGAATTACGAAAAAAAGCAGGACTGACACAAGCTCAGATGGCTAAAAAACTAGATATTTCTGAAAATAGCTATCGTATGAAAGAGCTGGGACGTACAGATTTTAAGTCAACAGAAATGTTCATAATTGCTGATGTTTTAAAGCATGATATCAATGAAATTTTTTTACCCAAAAAGACCACGAAACGTTTGCTCAGCGGACAACCGAGCTAGAAAGTAGAAAGGAGAAACATGAGACCTAAACGATATCCGTATAGCGGACAAAAGAAAAAGCAACCTCGTGATGAGATTGCTGAGCTGAGATACGAATTGAACGTTTTAAAAACTAATTTGTCAACTTTAGCACATCAATTATTCAAAAACTAAGTAACCATCATTGTTATCAATGACTTTATAACCTTGCTTCGAGGCTTCGGTGATAATTTCTGATTTTGACATTTCGTATTCATCTAATGAAATTGTCGCACTTTTAGAATTAAAGAAATTAAAGCTAGCTTGTAGTGTTTCATCTAAATCTTTCCAACTCTTAAAAGATGTTTTTCGACTTGGTTTTGGGCTGAGTTTGCTCATATACTTCTCCTTTCAGTTTTATTTGACTTTTCAATTCATAAGGAGGTTTGAAGCGGTAGGATTCTTCAAATTTTGAACTGATTTGTCATGGCTATATTGTACTTTAAATATACTTATTTGTCAATATATAGTTGTTGATAACTTTTAAAACACAATATATAGTTGTTCACAACTTTTGGGAGGATAATAATGTGGAAAAAAATTGAACGGTTGATAATAGAGAAAAATACAACTATGTACGCAGTCAGTAAGAAGGCTGGTATCGGACAGAATGTTTTGATTGCGCTTAAAGCAGGACGGACAAAAAGATTGTATTTTGACACTGTTGTCAAAATCGCTGACGCTTTAGAGGTCAGCTTGGATGAATTTAGATAGCTGAAACACAAAAAAGCACATGCGGGAACATGCGCTTAAGAAAAAAACTTACTTAGATTATACCACAAAGGAGGTATAAGATCATGGCAAACATTGTTAAAATGTCACAAAACAGCTCGCTAGACCCGCTGACAACGGTTGAGAGCCTGATTGTCTCATTAGCTAACCAAATTGCTGATAAGACGCTAGAAGCCTTAGAGGAAAGAAATAAGGACATCTGGCTGACACAGCAGGAGCTAATGGCAAAAGAAGGGATTTCTTGGCAAGAGGTCAAGCGAATGGAAAAATACGGCTTGCAGTCACTGAAGCAAGGGAAGTATAAGAAATACTGTCTTGCTGATGTGAATGAAGTCAAACACTTAATGAAAAACTAAAAGCGCTGGGGAGTGCGAAAGGAAACAAAATGAAACTACTAAAAAAACTATTTAACTGGATCTGGTCAAATGTTCAGGAAGTTGATCCTGAACCTGATGGAAATTGGATTGAATTGTCACATAGATGATGTCTTGAATTCAAACTATGAAGTTAATTTTAGCATAGACCTTTGAAAACTGAATATGGGTGCGTTGGAAAAACTTTTTAAAAAAGCTGTACAAAACTATTGACTTAAGTACAGCGTTAAGTTATAATATACTTGTAAGGTTGATAAAGGAGCAACCTTAGACAAGGAAACTAACAGAAAGGAGAAAAAACTTGAACGAGGACAACAAAAAAGAAGAACTTGCGATTCTGGTTCTCAAAGTGGAACTACTAAGAGCGATCTTAGAAATCGTCAAAATTCTTCTAGAAAAATAAAAAAATAAAAACTAGCTAAGCAGGGGCGAAAGCCCCTAGGCTTGGCGTTGTCCTAATTATATCAAGTTGAGATGTAAAATGCAATGAAACAATTTAAAATATTGATTGCCGTCTTATTGGTGCTTCATAGTGCATTAGTCATTCTAAAAGGTTTCGACCTATGGAGTAGCTTAGATTTAGCCATTACCGTTCTGTTAGCTTTCCTTGTCATCAAATTAAGCAAGGAGGACTGATATTGACTAAGAAAATGGGGCGACCTCTAAAGGGATTGTCAAAACGTGACAAACGTTTAACTATTCGATTAACAGAAGAAGAGTTTAAATTCGTTGATGATGTCACTAAAAAAACAGGACTTTCTAAAACTGAAACAGTTTTAAAAGCTGTTGAACTACTTGATGAAACTTTTAAGAGATAATAAAAATCCGCAACGTGCATGAGTTTGGCGACCTAACACGTTACGGAACACGCACCCATATTCAAATAAATACGGGATACGTATATTATACCAGCGTACCTGTATTTGTGCAACACAATTTTAAACAGGTACGCTTTTGTGTACCTAAAAAAAGAAAAGAGGTAACACATGACTAAAACTTACACATTAACTGAAGAAGAATTAGAAAAAATAGTAAACGATCGTTTATCAGAAAAGCGTAACAAACTAATCAGAGACAATTTGTTCAATGACCTTCATTTTGAAGATGAACTGATACCGATTAATAAAAAATATCCAAAAGTGATTGAAAAATTAAAACGTGATCGCTCTATCAATTCAGAGAAACACGTTTTTAATCAGGTACCTTATTTTTACGGCGTTGACAAAGACGTAAGTTATAGCAAAATTTCATCTAACGATGTCCATAACCATATTCGTTTGCTTGTTTTAAATGTTTTTGGCAAAAGTAAAAATAAAGACTTGCTGCCAGAAGAATATGAGCAAGCTAGAACATTGTATGTCGAATTGAAAAATTGGTACGTTAACAGCTATGATAAGCGCTTGTCTACGATGAAATTGGAGGATAAAGAAAATGAAATTATTTAATTGGATTTTTGCAAAAACTAACAAACAAAAAAATACTCAACCAGAATTTGTTTTTGAAAGTTGGGAAACAAAAGCAAAGCGCTATGATGATATGGTTAAAGCATTGGATACGATGAGAGAGTGATTGAATGGCACAGAAAAGAATGTTTAACATCTCTATAACAGATACTGATAAATTTCTAGACATGCCAGCAACCTCACAAAATTTATATTTTCATCTAAATATGCACGCTGATGATGATGGCTTTGTGGATTCCCCGAAAAGAATAATGCGAAATGTTAACGCATCACAAGATGATATGAACATCCTGTTAAGCAAGCAATTTGTATTTGTTTTCGATACTGGAGTGATGGTGATAAGAGATTGGAAAATTCACAACATAATTCGCAAAGATACTTATAAACCAACTCTTTATCAGGAAGAAAAATCTATGCTAGAAATCACCGAAACAGGTGCGTATCGGGTTCGTAACGAACCCGTAACGAGAGCGGGAGAAAACGTCGCACAGATTAGATTAGATAAGAATAGGATAGATAAGGATAGGATAGAGGAGGTAAAAGAAGAAAAAATCTCTACCTCCTCCCAAAATTCTCAAAATATAAAATATTTTTTTGAAAAATGGCAGGAAATCACAGGTAGAGCTTTAACACCTTTTGAAATCGAAGATATTCCAAAATTACACAAAGAAGATGATTTTAGTATTGAGCTAATGCTTGCGGCTTTGAAAGAAGCTGCTAATTCTACTAGTAACTTTAACTTTAACTATTTCAAATCTATTTTAATGCGTTATAAACGACAAGGATTGCTAACGCCAGAAATGGTAGCAGGTGCTGAAAGACAACGTCAAGAATCTAAGAACAGGCAATTTGCTAATCAGCAACCAGTACCTGAGTGGGCTAATAAGGAATACAAGCGAGAAGCAACCGAAGAAGAAAAAAAGGAGCTTAAAAAACTTTTGGAAGGAATGGAGGACTAGCTATGTTTGAAATCAGACTAGACGATGGCCTTATCACGCTAGGGTCAGAGCTACGTGATGAATTAATTGGAACTATCGATTATTTGCTTGGTCGTGAAGAACCGACCTTGCGAGAAGTCTATCAGCAATACTTTAACCACACAAGCGAGGATCTTATCGAGGAAATCCAGAGCATGACGGATAAGCGATTGACTATCATAGTTAATTTGCCAGTGGACGCGAAAGTGTCCGTGGTGCAACACATTTTGGAGTAGCGTATGACCGAAGAACATTATGATGATAACGCAAGATGGGCGCGCGAGTATATCAAGCTAGGTCAGGAACTCGGTCAGGAGATTAATAGCTTGATTGACCAAGTGGTTAGTCTAAAACGAGAGAACAAGCGCTTGAAGCGTGAGAATTTCAACCTCAAAAAGACGAAACGCAGAAAACACATCTAAAATCGATTTTAAGCGATTTTTAAATAGAGATGAATAAATTATCAAGATAAAGATAAAAAATGAATGTACCCCCTTAAATTTGTGAATTTATGGTATCTGAAAGGAAAATGTAGAATGACAAACGAATTGACACAGAAACAAGTGACCTCTAACGTAGCAAGTCGAATTGACGAAATGAGAGGTGAAGGCTTGCTAATCGCCCCAAACTACAGCGTGAGTAATGCACTCAGTTCGGCATACTACGCTTTGAAAAACTCATCTAGCGGGAATTTGCTAGAAAAATGTACATCAGAAAGCATCTATAATGCCTTGCTAGACATGGTTACACAAGGACTTAGCCCCGCGAAGACCCAGTGCTATTTCGTACCTTATGGGAATACAGTTAAGTTGACCCGCTCTTATTTCGGCACTATGAAGGTTGTTAAACAACTCCCAGAAGTCAAGGATATTTTTGCGGAAGTCATCTATGAAGGCGATGATTTTAAAATCAAAAACGAAAACGGGCGGAAAGTCTTTGTTAGTCACGAAACAGACTGGATGAATGCGGACAATCCAATCGTAGGAGCTTACTGCATTATTGAAAAAGCGGACGGGGAGAAGATTTTGACGGTCATGACAAAGAAAGAAATTGACAAGTCTTGGGCTCAGGCTAAAACAAAGAACGTCCAGAATAATTTCCCACAAGAAATGGCTAAGCGTACTGTAATCAATCGCGCTGCTAAGCAATTTTTCAACACAAGTGATGATAATGACCTCTTTATCGATGCAGTTAACCGCACGACTGAAAACGAGTACGATAACGAGCGTACAGTCAAAGACATCACGCCAAATGAACAACCAAACGATATCGCGGGGCTCATGGGTCCGGTTGAAGATGAGGCAACCATCCCCAAAGCGGAAATGGCAGAACCAACCGAAGTTGAAGCAATTCCAGATAGCATTCCTGAGCACGATTTAGAAACTGGTGAGATTGTGGAAGAAGCCGAAGAGATCCCGCTCTTTGAGCAACTAGGTGACATCTTATGATTAAACTGACAGAAGATAACTATTATCAAGACAAGAGCTACTTATCTAACTCGCGCATGAAGGCTTATCTAGCTTGCGAAGCCAAAGCCAAAGCTATCGACGATGGTATTTGGGTGGATGAGCGAGACCAGAAACCACTAATCTTTGGAAATTACGTGCATAGCTATTTTGAGAGTGAACAAGCTCACGCTGATTTTAAAGAGCAAAATAAAAAGGTTCTCTACTCATCCCGTAAGCCTTATGGCTTGCTTAAAGATTTTGAGTTAGCTGAAAAAGTTATTGAAACGCTAGACACAGACCAAGGATTCAACCAACTTTATCATGGTTATCCATCTGATAACGTGCAGAAAGAGATGATTATCACGGGTCAAATCAACGGGGTACCAATCAAGGGCAAGGTTGATACAATCAATCTGTCTCGCGGGTATTTTGTAGATTTAAAAACCATGAAATCTATCTATGCGATGGAATGGAACGCAGAGCTTAAGCAGAAAGTTCCGACAGCGGTTAACAACATCCTTGGTTTTGGCTATCATGGTCAGCTAGGTCTGTACCGGGAATTACTAAGGCAGATGACCGGTCGTGAATTCAGGCCTATCATCGTAGCGGTCAGCAAAGAAGCACAACCAGATAAGGAAATTATCACGATTGACGAGGACTGGCTAGATGAAGGCTTGCAGAATATCGCAGATAAAATTAAACGCGTCTGGGCTGTTGTACAAGGTTTAGAAAATCCCGAAAAATGCGGTCGTTGTGACTACTGCCGAAGTCAGAAGAAGCTGACAAGGGCAGTAACGCTTAATGAATTAATCGAAAGCGAGAGGTAATGAAGTGCCAAAACCAAATAAATTCCCATATTCCGGGAAAATGAAGTTGATAAGAATGCAACGCCCAAGACTTATTGTTTTTGGGGACATAGCCCTAAATAGCGAAAAGTTAGATTATATAGATCGCGTTAAGTTTTTAGAGCCTCAAAAGACTGCTATTTTTTTAAAAATCCCTAGATTTTTTGCGGCTTATGAAGAAAAAACGATTATTGTAAAATCCCGTTTTCAGACAGTTGTAGAAAAAATAAATAAATATCAATAAAACAACGCGCCGGGAACGCGAAAAAAGCGACCTAGAAAGGCACTCTTAAACATTGACGAATGGACGCGTTGATGTAGAGAATTTCGAGCAGTCGTCCGCACTCACAATCAGACGACTGCTAATTTTAGGTGAAAAATGAGCAACAAGCAACGCACTTACGCTTTATATAAAGGCGACACGCTTTTGAGCATCGGGACAGTTAAAGAGCTAGCTGAAGAATTTGGCGTACACGAGGAAACAATAGCTTATTATGCAAGCCCGACATACAGAAAGCGTACTAGCGCAAAAAAAGGAAGAAGATTAATCAAAATAGAGGATGACTAACATGAATCAAATCAACATCACAGGAACAGACGCACAACTAATTTTAGATAGAACTAGCAGAACTTTTACAATCATTTCGGCGCTTAGCTGGGAGTTTGAAACACAGTTTATTAAAGATGACTTAGAGCTATCGCTAGATGAAAACGGGGATGTTTTTGAAATCAGCTATATCCTGAATTTAAAAGCGAAACCGAAAAATGACATCGAGCTATCAGCAAGTGTAGAAAGCAAGCTCTTAGCTAAAGATGTCCAAGAAATCGCTAAGATTTTTGCTTTTATCGAAGATAACAAAAAAAACATTTTCGAACTTTTGGGAATACGCGGGGTGCTTGAATGAGCGAGTTAATACTTGCTTTAGACATCTCAACTACCGGGACAGGATGGGCCGTGTATGACGGCCTTAGCCTTGTCAGTAGTGGGGTTTTGAAGCACAAAAGCAAATCATATTTTGAGCGCGGTCGCTATATGGCTAGTCAGCTTAGACTTATCCAGTCAAGGACAATCAAAAAGCACGACAAAGCATTTGAGGCGGTTGTTGTCGAAAAAAACAGCGTAATGGGCCCGAATCAGCAATCTATGATTAATATCGGAATTGTGACAGGAATGATATTAAATAGGCTAGTAGCCGATAGAGTCTATTTCGTCAACGTCTCAACTTGGCGAAAACACTGGAAGTTTAGCTATAAAGACCGTTCGAAGAAATCAATGAAAAAACAGTCGATTGAGACTGTAGAACGAGAATTTAACAAATCTGTCAAGGATGACGAAGCTGACGCGATTTTGATTGGCGGTTTTTTCGCAGCACAAAATCAATTGGAACAGCTTGAGTCACATATTTACTAAGAAATGGAAACAAAGAAATGAAAAAGAAATTTATTATCGCACTTACAACACTTTTAGCCTTATTATCATTAGCAGCTTGTTCAAGCGAAGCTGATAAGGTTTCTTACAACGTCAGCAAAGAAGCAGATAACTTCAATGTCCGCAGACGTGTGACAGTTATCAATACGCGAACAGATAAAATCGAGTTCACTGTATCAGGGTTAATTTCGGTTGATACCAGCGACAAGAAAAAGCTGATTATTATCGCAGAGGTTGATGAAGGCAAATATAAAAAGCATTTGATCAACATGACTGGAAATAATATGTATGTGGTTGAGGATTTGACAGAAGGGACCAAGGTCAATAAGTACAAGTACGAAGTGGAATACATGCCTGAAGCGATGATTCCAGTGACGTTGACGAACAATGAGTGATAGAGAGGTACTTGCGTGAAAGTCAAAATACTAACAGCGATTAATGCATGTCTGCTTGTCTGCATTGCTAGTTTGGCGGTTTGCCAAAGCGTACAGCAAAAGCAGATAGCAGAGCTTGAAAAGACTGTACAGCACTACGAAGAAAGACAGCAGGCATTAATTAGCAGAGATAAAGCGCTGCAGATTGAGCTTGCTGACCTAAAGAAATATGTGCAGGAAAATAAAGGAGGAGCAGGGGGATGATGTTAAAAACGAAAATTAAGCAAATGCTATGCAGACATGAGTGGAAAGATATTCCAAGATTTGTGAATCTAAGCACTGGCAGGATCAGGAAAGGCGTTTATTGTACGAAATGTAACAAAAAAGTAGAGGTAGAATGATATGACAATACCGAAATTTAGAGTATATGATAAAGTTGAGTGCATGATGATAACAACAAGTGATTACGAGGACTTGTCAGATTTGTTTTGTTTATTAAAAGCTGATGCTGATACTGGATATTATAGCGAACTCATGCAATCCACAGGCCTCTTTGACAAAAACGGAGTGGAGATTTTTGAGGGGGATATTATAGTCGCAATGTCACAAGGTGTGAAGGCGATAGGGGAAGTTAAACGGCGAATAGATGGTTATTGGTTGATGTATCCCGCCTTGCAGCATGGAGAGCTTTGGCATATAGTCGAAAATGTAGATACTGGCGAAACAGGAGTCGAAGTCGTCGGCAACATCTATGAAAATCCGGAATTGGTGGAGGTAGAAAATGAATAAAGAAGAAGCAATTAAAGCTATCGAAAAAATGGGAGAGTACGAACGTTTTGTAGATGAACATATCTCAAAAAAATCTGTACTTAATATCATCAACCAAATCGGCGAACCACAGAAAGTAACTATTCCGAAGTTTGTGGCGGATTGGATTGAGGAATACTACTCTAAACAAACTGACATTTTCACAACGGTAACTTTAATGTTTAATCATGGGTACTCTAGCACAAATGTTTGTGATTGGGCTAATGAAAACCAAGAAAAGTTTTTAAAAGCTATCCTAAACGGTTATGAAATAGAGAAAGAGAAACTCTACATAATCCCCTTGAAAGGTCTTATTACTACAGATGGGCATCAGCAGTATTTGAGTGGTAAAGTAGGTAGGTATTTTGCTAGCAGAAGGAATTATAGTTTAAAACAAACCTTTACACAAACAGAGGTAGACAACAATGTCCCTGTTTGCTATCGAGAGTGGGCGAAAGAGGTAGTGGAATGAAATTATTCGAAGAATTTTGCGATGTTGAATATACAGGTCAAGCGTTAGAAAAATTGAATTCGTATATAGAAAATAATCCACATTACGAAAACAAAGTCGTATGATATAGCGTAGTACATTATGAAGAAATTAACAAAGAACGAACTTATATTTTAGCTTCGGTTAAGAAGCCCGGGAGGAGGTTGCTGATGATTGAAATGATGGTAGGTTGGTTAGATGGTAAGATTGAGTTGAACAATCGCATGCTTGCAGAAACTAAAGAACTGTCTGATTTTGATATTTTTCTAATGGCAGACAATGAAATGATGGATAAAATCAAAAGTGAATTGCTAAAGCACAATGAGGTGATTGATGATTAAAGCACTAGTATGCGGGTTGTGTGGACACATGTACAGATTTAAAAAAGCCAAAGGCCTTACTACAACTCTTGAGTGTGTAAGATGTGGCTATACGTACGAACACGAACTAAACGTGGAAGATTTTTTTGAGTAATAAAAAAGACCCGCTCGCTCGCAGGTCTCCGTAAATAATCAACACTATTATTATACCAGAAGGAGATCATAATGAGTAGAGCTAAAGAAATGTTGGAGAACCTTTTAAAGCTTGATAGTTATATATTGAGGCTAGTTGAACGAAGAGACAGATTAAACGCTTCTCGCTTGTCATCTCCTCAATTATCAGATATGAAGGTATTGGGTGGTAAAAGGAAACAACAAGATGATATCTATGTAGAGTATCTCACTACAAAGCAAGAAATAGAAGTAAAAGCAGCCGAAGCGATGAGAAAGCAACGGGAATTACAGAATATGATTGATAGGCTGTCATTTGATAGCGGAGAAATTCTATCGATGGTATATATCGATAAAATGACGGTTTGGCAAGTGTGCGATAGATATAGCTGTAGCACTAGAACTTATTACCGTAAAATCAATCAAGCTTATGATGAACTAGATGACCTCATTTGTCACGATTTGGCATAAAATGGCACAGGTTGGCATTACTTGTCACTGCGTGGCAAAAATAACGTGTTATTATAGTATCATCAAGTTGTTGAGAAGAAGCAAAGTTAAAACAAGGCGCTATTTGATAGCGGAACACTTACTGAAAGGTGGAACTCAATGACTGAACGTGATTTAGAATCCGTAATAGACGTTACAAGATGCGGAGCTTGGAAACATAGCTCAGTAGGTAGTAGCGCATGACTTTTAATCATGATGTCGTAGGTTCGAGTCCTGCTGTTTCCGTCCAGGAATGTAAGCCGGTGTTGGTAAGCCGGACGAGGGTAGCGCCCTTTGGCTTTCGAGGTTAAGACGTCAACCTTATATGTAGCCTGCGTAGGTTCGAGTCCTACCGTTCCTGTCTGTCAAAAAGTCACACAAGCGTGTGGCTTTTTATTTTGTAAGAAAAGGAATTAATATGCCACAAGTAAGACAATGCAAGTATATTCATTGCCATACACTAGTAGAACAACCTGATTTATGTTGTAACAAACATAGACAATACGAAGCTGAATATAGAGCAAGACGCGAGACATACAGCAGAACACACTACAATAAGCGGGTACGCAACAGGTCAGAAGAGAAGCGCGAGCAGTACCAATTTTATCGTAGCGCAACATGGTCAGCGTTGAGACTCAAAGTGTTGGAACGCGATAACTATTGCTGTCAGTATTGTAAAGCGTTAGGGATTGTGACAGCTAATAGCAAGATTGGCGACCACGTTACGCCCGTAGAAATAGCACCAGAACTAAGAACAGACTTAAATAACATCGCAACAGCGTGCAGGAAGTGCGATAACATCAAACGAACGCTTGAACAGCAAATATACGGGACTGGACAAGGTAGGACACACAAAAACGTAACGCTGAGAATGACGATAGCCGAATGGGCTAGATTAATACAAAATTTTAAAGACGAGCGAGAAACTCCTTAAAATGCTTTCTAAGCGATTTTAGAAGTGAGATGTATATTTATATTCAAAACGAATTAAAAGCACCCCCCCGCCTTTCTCTCGCAGTGGAGGAGCCACACAGAGGTGTTGTCTTACGCCACGCACTAAATTTTCAGGTTTTTAATGGGTGTCAACCAAGTCAGAAAGGAGGTTAACAATGGCAGGTAACAAAAAGGCTTATTATCAGCAAAATCAAGGGCACTTGCCTTATGACCCTCCAAATTATCTAGGGAAGATAGCTAAGGAAACATGGCGTAAAGTTGTTCCGTTTTTAGAAAGCACTGAAAAGGTGCATCGGATAGACAGTTTACTAGTCGAAACCTACTGCACCAACTACGAAATTTACAAGATGGCTTACGAAGATATCAAAGAAAATGGTATCCAGCAAGAAATCACAAAACCGATTCAGGCGCAAGGTTCTGGTGAAATTCTCGGCGAGCAGTCTCTGGGATTTAAGAAAAATCCAGCAGTTGCTACGATGAAAGATGCTGTAGATACACTTAATAAGATTGGTATGCAATTGGGGCTAACACCTAAAGGACGAGCCGAATTGCTGACGATAGCTACAGAGAACAAAGATAACCGGTCTGTTGCTGAAATGATGAAAGATTTCTTAGGGAAATGAGGTGATGGGGTATTGATAAAATTGATTTAACAAAAACAAAAGATGTTGATGGTGCGTACAAGTCGATTGACTTTACTGAAATCCGCAAGAAATACAAGGATGTAGGCACGCAGTACGCTTTTGATGTACTAGACGGTAAGATTTTGGCGGGGTACCTTATCAAATTAGCTTGTTTCCGCCATTTGAGAGACCTTCAAAGGCAAGGGCAAGAAGACTTTCCATATGTCTACTCGTTAGATGAGTTCAGCAAATTCTTGCGTTTCTTGTCTCTCGTTCCAAACGTTGATGATTTATCCAAAAAGTTGCAGGCGATGGACTGGCAGCTTTTTATTTTCAGTCAAATCTTTGCATGGTTTGATTTAGATGGTTTGCCAAGGTTTGTTAACATCATTCTTTCAATGGCACGCGCTCAAGGTAAGACCATGATAGCAGGAATAAGTCTTAATTACTCGTTCTTGATTGAGACTATCGGGTTAAGTAACCAAGATTTCTTGGTCAGCTCACTAAACTTTGAGCAAACGATGAAGCTGTACACTTACGTCAAGTCTATGATGGGGCGTATTATCGAAAATGAGCCGTTCAAGAGCTTAGCGGAAGAAATGGACTTGCAACTTTATTCACGAGAAATCAAAGCCTTAAAAGACGCTAATAGCATCCAAACAATTTCTTTTGAGTCTGGGAAGTTTGACTCAAAGCATTTCAAGTTTGCAATTTCAGATGAGGTTGGGGAGTTAAAGACTGATGAAGGCATTTCAAAAATCACGTCAGGACAGGTTAATACCGAAGGCAGTCGTTTCGTAGAGATTTCAACGGCTTATACTGTCCCAGATGTTCCGTTTCACCGTGAGCAGAAAAAGCTTATCGAAATCATGGAGCGAGATTATGAGCGTGTAGGAGACGACCAGCTTTGCTTAATTTGGTGTCAAGATAACTTAGAAGAAGTCTTTCAGCCTGAAACTTGGGGCAAAAGCAACCCATTGCTTGACCATCCAGAATTGAAAGATAACCTAATGAAAGGCTTGTTGTCCGAGCGAGATAAAAAAATGCTTATGGGCAAGTTAGCTGATTTCCAAGTTAAGAACATGAATTGCTGGTTGCTAGCTGACAGCAATAGTTTCTTGGATTTGCAAGATATCGAAAAAGCAGTCATCCCAGAATTTGATATAAAAAATAAACGCGTGTACATCGGCATTGACTACTCGCTTTTTAGCGATAACACGGCTGTAGCTTTTGTCTATCCTTACGATAATGAGACGAAGTGGCACGTTGAACAGCACAGTTTCATCCCATGGAAGCAAGCTGGGTCAATCGAAGCCAAAGAAAAGCAAGATGGCATCAACTACAGAGAGCTTGAAAAAGAGGGTTATTGCACCATTACAAGCCATCCACAAGGTCTTATCAATGATGACGAAGTTTATCAGTGGATAGTTGAGTATGTGGAAGATAACCAGTTAGAAGTAGTCTTTTTTGGATATGATGCCATGGGAATTTCTAAAGTCATTAAGGCTTTAGAGCTAAACACAAGCTTTCCACTCATGCCTATCAGGCAGCGAACAAGCGAGTTGAAAGACGCTACAAAGTTCTTGCAGACCATGTTTATTGAGGGGTCAATCACCCGACTGGATGACAAAATTCTTGAAAAAGCCTTGTTAAACGCGGTTATTAAAGAGGATAACATCGGCATACAGGTCGACAAAATGAAATCTACGCTAAAAGTGGATGTCGTGGATGCTATTATAGATGCCATGACGCAAGGAATGTACCATTTCGAAGATTATGGTCTTGTTAACGATAAAAGTTATATGGTCAATCACATGAGCCAGCAAGCGGTGTTAGATTGGTTACAAAACCCTGAAAGTGGGTTACTAGACGAGGAGTTTTATTAATGTTTTTAAAATTTTTACAGGCCATTTGGTCTTTTTTTGATGTTTTAATGTTTATTTTGGCAGCTATTACCGTCAATTTAACAACGTACTATCAGCAACATATTGCTTTTGGTATCAGCATGACCGTGACCTTTGTTTTAGCAGGTCTGTTCAGCGAAATGGTATCCAGCAAACCCAAGGAATAGCAATGTCTGCTAGAAAGGAGGTGAAACAATGCCAGTATTTAATTTTACTAACGCGGCAACCGAAAGTCCACCACAAGTTGCAAATGAAGGATTTTACGGAATTACTGACCCAGATTTTTTAACCACACTAAAAGGAAGTGAGTGGGTATCTGCGAAAGTTGCTTTAAAAAACTCAGATTTGTTCGCAGTAATCAATCAGCTTTCAAGTGATTTAGCGACTGTCAAACTTATGGCTGCACAGAAAAGGAAGCAGGGGATTTTGGATAACCCGACCAAAAATGCAAGCCGACACGGTTTTTATCAAGCTATTTTCGCGCAGTTGTTACTCGGGGGTGAAGCTTTCGCTTACCGTTGGCGCAACGAAAATGGTCAAGATGTCCGCTGGGAATTTCTGAGACCGTCTCAGGTTAGCTATAATATCCACGAACAGAGAGACGGGTTAATCTATAACGTGACTTTTGATGACCCGCGAGAAAGTCCGCAAATGCGTGTGCCGCAAAATGACGTTTTGCACTTTCGCTTGTTATCTGTTGATGGTGGTTTGACTGGGGTAAGCCCACTTGCAGCCTTACAACGTGAGCTAGATATCCAAAAAGCAAGTGACAAGCTGACCATGTCATCGCTTAAAAACGCCTTAAACGCTAACGGTATCCTTAAAATCAAAGGCGGAGGTCTGCTTGATTTTAAAACCAAAATGTCGCGGTCACGTCAAGCCATGAAACAAATGCAGGGTGGACCGTTGGTACTTGATGACCTAGAGGATTTTACACCTCTCGAAATCAAGTCAAATGTGGCTAGCTTGCTAAGTCAAACCGACTGGACAAGTAAGCAATTCGCTAAAGTTTACGGAATCCCTGATAGCTATTTAGGCGGGCAAGGAGACCAGCAATCAAGCATCGAAATGATTAGCGGCATGTATACTAACGCAGTCGCACGCTACGTCAGACCGTTTGTCAGCGAGTTATCAGCTAAACTTGGCACAGATATTGACACGGACTTATTCCCAGCCGTTGACCCGACAGGTTCAACTTATATTAAGCGTATCAGCGGACTTGTTAAAAATGGAGTATTAGCCCAAAATCAAGGGCTTTTTCTTTTGCAACAAGCCGAAATTGTCGCGCAAGATTTACCTGAAGCGGTCGAGAATAAAAATCTTACCGTGAAAGGAGGTGAGAATAATGGGAAAAATTGATATTAAAGGCGATGTTGTTGATAACATTTATGGAGAATTTTATGACTATTGGGGGATTGATAGTGTTTATCCTAAAAAGATTCAGCAAGCTATTGAAAATGATGAAGATGAAGAAATCACTTTAGATGTTGCGTCTAATGGTGGGGATGTCTTTTCTGCTAGTGAGATTTACACCATGCTAAAAGCAAGCGGTAAGAAAATCACAGTCAACATCCAAGGGTTGGCGGCATCCGCAGCGTCTGTCATTTCAATGGCAGGCGATGTTATCCGAATGAGCCCAACGGCTCAAATGATGATACACAAAGCGTCTAATGGTACTTATGGCAATTCTGATGACATGCGTAAAAACGCCGATATGCTCGATAATGTTGATATGTCAATCGTCAACGCCTACGCCTTGAAAACAGGCAGAAAAGACACCGATGTCTTGCAACTTATGCAAGATGAAACATGGATGACCGCTCAAAAGGCGGTTGATTTAGGCTTTGCTGATGAGATTATGTTTGTGGATAGCAATAAACCGCTGGTTACAAATTCGTTACATAATCTGCCAAGCAAGGACGCCTTGAACAAATTCTTGAACATGGTTGCTAAAGAAAAGCAACCAGTACCTAAACCAACAGCCAGTCTTCGTGATAAGAAGTTGGCTATTTTATTGCAAAAATAAAGGAGATGAACTATGAACCTAAACGAATTGCACGACCTTTGGGTTGAAGCAGGAAACAAGGTCACTGACCTTAACGACCAAATCACAAATGCACTCAACGATGATACGTTTTCAGTTGATGCATTTGAAGCGCTTAAAAAAGACCGTGACGCAGCTAAAGTGCGCCGTGACGCTATTAAAGACCAACTGGACGAAGCTAAAGCGGCAGCGGTAGCAGCTGTGTCAGAAGAAGAGAAAAAACCGCTCGATGAAAAAGAAACAGAAATCAAAGACGCCTTTATCGCTGACTTCAAAAATCTTGTCCGCGGACGTTTTCAAAATGCTCTTGACTCAAGCACAGACGGTTCAGGCGCAGACGCTGGTTTGACAATCCCACAAGACATTCAAACAGCTATCCGCGGTCTTGTTCGTCAATTTGACAGCTTGCAAGAGTACGTAAACGTTGAAAATGTAACAACCCTAACAGGTTCTCGCGTTTACGAAAAATGGGCAGACATTACAGGTCTTGCTGAATTGGACGAAGAAGGCGCTAAAATTGGCGACAATGATGACCCTAAATTGGCTATCATCCGTTACACTATCAAACGCTTTGCTGGTATCTCAACAGTAACCAACAGCTTGCTTGCAGATACTGCTGAAAATATTTTAGCTTGGCTATCTGGTTGGATTGCTAAGAAAGTTGTTGTTACACGCAATAAGAAAATCCTTGAAGTCATTGCAACGTTGCCAACAAAACCTACGCTTGCTAAATGGGATGATATTATTGACCTTGAATCCAAAGTTGACCCAGCTATCAAGCAGACAGCAATGTTCTTGACTAATACTTCAGGTTTCACAGCGCTTAAAAAAGTTAAAGATGCGATGGGCAATTACTTGATGGAACGCGATGTTAAATCGCCTACAGGCTATGTTATCGATGGTTTCCCAGTGAAAGAAGTAGCTGACCGTTGGTTAGCAAATGGTGCAGCAAATGCTATGCCTTTGTATTTCGGTGACCTTAAACAAGCTGTTACCCTGTTTGACCGTCAACAAATGTCACTACTTTCAACTAACATTGGCGGTGGTGCTTTTGAAACTGATACAACTAAAGTACGTGTTATTGACCGTTTTGATGTAGTTGCTACAGATACTGAAGCATTTGTGCCAGCAACATTTAAAGCTATCGCAGACCAAAAAGCAAACTTGACAACTACAGCTTAATGGGAGGCAGTCAATGAGCGTTACCAAAGAAAGAGTTGTCCAAGCCTTAAACTTGGATGAAGGTGATGATTTAAAATTAATCGAGCCATACATCTTAACGGCTGAGAACTATATCAAAAATGCCATTGGTTACGCCGATGGCTTTTACGAACAAGAAAAAGTTGAGCCGTTGTTCGACACGGCGGTATTGGCTCTCGCGAGTTCATATTTCACTTACAGGATATCTTTAGCGGATGCTCCGACTTATCCTATAGATTTGACTTTAAACAGCATTATTGGGCAATTAAGGGGCTTGTACGCTGTTTACGAGGAAGGAGTGGTATAATGGCTAGACGCTATTTACCTTCCGACTTTCGTCAAGTCGCGGAAGTCGGAACGACCAAAAGTGTACCCAATCCATACACGGGTGTTAGTGTTCCAAAGTATGAAACGTTATTTAAAGTTCACTACAAGCCTCATACACGAACTCTTAATCAACAATATCAAGCCGTCCAGGCTGGTTTAACTGACACAAGGGTAATTGTCATCAGGCACAATAAAAAGGTGTCAGAGGGGCTAAAAATGAAGTTAGATGGCATTCTATACGAGATTGAACAACTAAGTCCAGATGATACGTTTGGATTTGGGAAATATGACTTTATCACACTTAAGAAATCTAGCAAGGTCGGGTGATGCACATGGCTTATTTTGTAGAAGAACTGACCGAGTGGTTAGAGACAGTAAAGACTTTGGCGAATTTAACACCAAAAGAACAAGCTCAAATCACTAAGGCAGGAGCAGAGGTTTTCCGTGACGCATTGGAAGAAGAAACCAAGCGAAAACACTATTCAAATCATAAAGATTTGAAGTACGGGCACATGGCAGATAATATTACTGTACAAGCGAAAGACATTGACGGAATTGTAAACGGGAAATCTTCGGTAGGCTGGGACAATCGGTACCACGCTAATAACGCACGACGACTTAATGACGGTACTAAAAAGTATAGAGCCGACCATTTTGTGACAAACGTGCAAAACGATAACAGCGTCCAAGAACGCGTGTTATTGGCTGAAAAGAAAGAGTATGACAAGATAATCAAGAAAAGAGGTGGCTAATGTTAGCAACGTTAGAAATCAGGAATTTAATTGCAGGAGGAGAATTTGACGAAATAAACGAAGTTTATGCAAACAACCTTCCTAAAGAAATGCTTGATAATACAGATAAGACGATAGCGCTTGTAATGGATAGCAACCAAGAACTTGGTATGACTGGCAACAATGACTTTTTTAGCAAAATTAACGAAGTTGAAATCCAGATTTTTTACAAACTGGATATTGACTTTGAATTAGATGACTTTGAGACAAGGTTATTAAAATACCTGATTAAAAATCATTGCAAAATAGAAGATATCAAAGAACATACAATAGACCCTGACACAATGCAGCTGACAGCGGTCTTTTATATTTCTTTTGAAAAAATTTTAAAAGGAGAATAATAATCTATGGCAGTAGTAGGTTTAAAAATGGTAACAGTTGCGCTAGTTGATGCAACTACACAAAAATTGATCGCGGGGGCACAAGGCCTTTCAACATCTGGCGTTGTCGAAATCGACGACAGCATGCTCGGTTCTCAAACAGCTAATATTTCAGGGCTTGAAGGACAAGCAACGAAAGTTAACGGTAACAACAATGTTCAAGATGTTTTGATTGCTCCGGGCGCTCCAACAGTAGCTTTTAACTTTAATAACTTGCCTTTTGAGCTCAAGCAAAAGCTAGTAGGGTTCGTTAATGATGGCAAAGGCGGATACACGCAAACAGGCGATAAACCGCACGTAGCAGTGTTGATTGAAACAGAAACACTTGACCGCAAGAACTCTGTTTTCTTCGGCTTTGGCAATGGTATCATGCAAGAAACAACTCAAAACATTGGTACTGACACAGATACCTCGCAAACGCGTAATAACGATGATATGACATACAATGCCTTGTCAACAACAGCGTTTGGTGGGGAACCAATCAAGAAATATTTCAGCGGTGATAGCAAATTCGATAAAGCTAACATGCTGAAAGAAGTATTCGGCGGATACGTGGCTGTTCCGGGCGCGTAATTACTAGGTTAGGCAGTGTAAAAGCTGTCTAACTTTTATTTTTTAAGGAGTAAAACATGCAAATTTTAAAAATCTCAATCCCAGAATTGGACAAGAAACCTTTCCAAGTTCCGACATCTAACAAAAATGTCAAAGAAATGTATCGCTATCAGCTGGCAGTTGCTACACTGACAAATAACATCACTGATGAAAACTATGCCGAGCAATCTTTGAAGCTCATGGACACATCGTTTGATTATTTGAAAGATGTCCTTAAATTGACAGATAAGCAAATCAAAATCATCGATGAAGAAATGGATCTTGACGGTATGCAAAAAATCATAAATAAGGTTTCTGCTCGTTTAATGGGTATGTCCGAAGAAGAAGCTGACTCGCTTGATTCTGAGGAGACAGAAGCGGGGGAATAGATTGGGCGACTAGAGTTTTTGAACTCGAAAACGCCCTAGAAAACCTCAAATTAACGACTAAACAAGCTCTAATAACGTTCGGTTGGACGATTGAAGAATACGAAAACACGGACTACTATGAGCTGTTAGAAATTCTAAATGCTAAAGAAGAACAAGACAGGGTTGTTGACCCAATGACACTTCTCTAAAAATATTCGAGGAAAGGAGGAAAATAAATGGTTAAAAAAGTTCAGGCGCAGATGTCTACAGAGATCGCCTTAGACTTGGTCAAAGCGAGCGAGAGCGTTAAGTCAATGACTAACCTTGTCAACAGTGCGACTAGCGCTTGGAAGGCGCAAGAAAGCCAATTAAGAAGTGCTGGTGACTACCTAGGAGCAACTAAAGCTAAGTACGAAGGTTTAGGAAATGCAATACAAGCGCAACAAGCTAAGATTGACTCTCTCAAACAGAAACAGAGCGAGTTAAAAGGCAATACTCAAGAAACTGCTAATCAATACCTGAATTATCAAAAGCAAATCGACCAAGCTAGTGCTAGGTTATCTAGTATGGAAACTCAACAAACCAAAGCTAAGCAAGCGATGGATTACTACAAGTCGGGCTTAGACGACTTGCAGAAGAAGTATAAGCAACAAAATGACTTGTCGAAAAGTTATGTCGACCGCTTGGAAGCTGAAGGTAGAAGCAACGATGCTTTAAAAGCCAAGGTTACAGCGTCCAAGAATGCGATTGACAATCTCAATAAGCAATACGAAGCGCAAGTTGAGCTGCTTAAACAGGTAGCGCGTGATGGCGATGGCGACGCTTATATCAAGCAAAAACAACGCATCAACGAGACTGCAACAGCCTTAGCCAAAGCTAAGCAAGCGCAAGATAAACTTAATGACGAATGGCGCAAAGCCAATCCGACTTTCTTTGATAGAGTAAAGACTAAAATTCAAAGTGTCGGCAGAGACATCGAAGACACAGCGGATAAATCAGATAGAGCCAAGGGTATCTTTAAAGCTACATTTGCCGCTAACATTATCAGCAATGCTTTTTCAAATGCTCTAGGAACTATTAAGAGCAAGTTCTCAGAATTGATTTCTGAAAGTACCGAATACGTTAAGTATCAACAGACCATGACCGCTTCGTGGAATACTTTGACTGGTAGCGCTGAAGAAGGCGCCAAAATGGTCAAGATGACAAACGACATGGCTCAAGCTGCTGCTAACTCTACCGAAATGGTTGATGGTATGAACCAGAAGCTTTACTCGGTTACAGAGAACGCAGACAAGACCGCTGCAATGACCAAACAAATCTTGCTTTTGCAAGACGCTTTCGGCCAATCAGATGCAGCTGTCGAAAACTTTACAACACAGTGGTCTCAAATGATCGCTAACGGTAAAGTGCAAGGACAAGATATGATGTCAATCATAAATGTCTTTCCGAAAATGAAACAGGAAATTGTTCAAACAACTGGTGAGATGTTGGGATATGCCAATATCACAATGGAGCAATACAATGAGCTTCAATCCAAAGGTAAAGTGACTTCAGAAATTGCCGAAAAAGCTTTGGCAAATCTCGCGGAGAAATACAAAGACTCTACAGAAAACTTTGCTGAAACCTTACCTGGTCTTGAACGTACTATCAACGCACGCATGCCGGCTGTTATCTCTGCTTTCCAAGAGCCTTTCTTAAAAATGAAAAACCCGCTCTTACAGAGCATTGGGAATTGGGTAGCCGACAAAGATACTGAAGACCGCTTTAAACGCCTTGGGGAAACAACCTCAAGAGGTTTGAGCACTATCATGGATAGCTTCAAGAAAGTGTTTAACGTTGGCGATAGCACCGAACAAATTAATAAGTTCATGGATAAGTTCGAGGATTGGGTGACTAAAGCTAGTCAAAAAGTAGCTGATAACGCCCCAAAAATCGTTGACTTTTTCAGTGAAACTAAAAAAAGTTTAGGTTTCATTCTGGATATAGGCAAAGAATTTGTCGGCGGCGCTTGGGAATTAGTGAAAGACACATTTGTCGGCGTTGCTGATTCCATTAATAAGATTTCTGGCGATGGTGAAAAAGCACAGAAACCAATGGAGTCTATTTCTGGCGCTTTAGGAGAGGTCGCTAAACATAAAGATGCTATCAAAATAGCCGGTAAAGCTTTTGTAGGTTATTTTGCGGCTAAAAAAGTCACCGACGGGGTTCTTGGCGTGGTAGGTGGAATCGGCAAGCTTAAAAAAGGAATCGGCAAGCTTAAAAAAGGAATCGACAAAGTCAAAGATAGCCAAATCGCTATGAACGCCATTTCCAAAATTGGGGCATTCGCGACAAATCCATTTACGCTTGCCATTGTTGGTGTTACCGCTTTAGTAACTGGCTTTGTTTTGCTCTATAAGCACAACAAAAAATTCAAAAAGTTTGTTGATGATTTAGCGAAGAACGCCAAAAAAGCCTTTGACAACATTGTCAAATGGTTTAAGGATATTCCTAAAAATCTTAGCAAGACTTGGGACAATATCAAAGATGGCGCTAAAGGTGGCATGAAAAAGCTTGGTTCTGCCATCACTGATAAACTTTCTGACATTGGTAAAAAGTGGAATAAAGGCTGGAAAAAATCCAAAGACTATCTATCAGACCGTTGGGACGATATCAATAAAGATGCTGAAAAGAAATTTGGCGGGAATGCAAAATCTTTGATATTTGATAATTTAGTTAAAATTGGAGAAAAGTTTCAGGAGACTTGGGACGGAATTAAAGACGGTTTCGGTAAACTATGGGACGGTTTGAAAAAATTAGCAAGCGACGGTATCAATGCAGTTATCAAATTGCCAAATGACGGTATTGATGGTATTAATAGTTTGATTCATGACTTTGGCGGTCCTAAAGAAGCTATCAAAAAAATCCCTAAAGTTAAATTTGCTAGCGGTACTGGTTTCTTCAACGGTTACCGAAACGCCATCACGCGCCCAACGTTAGCTACACTCAACGACGGTAACGACAGCCCGCATACAGGCAACCAAGAAATGGTAATCATGCCAAACGGCAAGACCATTCTTCCACAAGGGCGCAACGCCCAAATGTTATTACCAGCAGGTGCAGAGGTACTAACTGCAAGTGAAACAGCTTGGATGATGACGGCGATGCAAAATCGTCAAGCTTTCGCGAAAGGTACAGGCTTCTTCAGTGGAATTGGTAAATGGGCTAACAAGACGTGGAATACAGTTACTGACTTTACTGGCAATGTCTGGCAAGGTTTAAAAGACGGCGTTGAAAAATTTACTCAAATGTTTGAGTTTATTAAGGGAGCTGTTACTGACCCAGTCGGAACGCTTGCCAAGAAATTTAATCCAAACGCCGACAAACTAGATGGAATGTTTAGCAATCTCGGAAACGCCTTGTATAAAAAACCAGTCGAACAAGCTAAGGAATGGTGGAAAGAGCTTTGGGGCATGGCTCAGTCGGCTACGGACGAGGGCACAGTGGCAATGGGAGCCATAGGCGACGATTATCGCTTTAAACAATTCGCTAAAGACTCAGGGGCAGACCCTTGGGGTTATTTTTATCGCGAATGTGTTTCCTTCGTTGCTTCTCGCTTGGCTAATCTAGGGGTCAACCCATCGAAATTTTCTAATCTCGGAAATGGTAATCAGTGGGTTAATGCTAACGTCCCTCATTTGAGTCGTCCGAGACCTGGCACAGTAGCAGTCTATACTGGAGGTCCAGTATCAAGCAACCACGTCGACTTCGTCACAGCGGTACGCGGTGACACTTACGACGGTGAAGAATACAACTACATGAACAATGGGCAGTATCATAGATATGCTAATCGCCCTATTTCAGCAGCCGCGACATTTCTTGATTTTGGTGTCCGAGACATTGGCTCTAGTGAGGAAACCAAAGCGCTGTCTGATAAAAATTCGCCTTTGCAAAAGAAAATCAAATCTCAGGTCGGTAGTATGTTTGACTGGATTAAAAAAACAATCGCGCCTATCGCAAATCCGACTGAATACTTTGAAGATGATAGCAAAAGCGGCACTGGCGTTGAACGTTGGCGTTCTTCAGTTGTTAAAGCTTTGAAAGCTAACGGCGTTGAGCCAAACGACTACCGTGTGTCTAAAATCTTGGCGACTATCCAACGCGAATCAAACGGCAATCCTAACGCCCAAAATAATTGGGATATTAACGCCATCAATGGCACGCCATCTATTGGCCTTATGCAGACAATCGGGCCGACATTCGAGGCTTATAAGCACGCAGGGCATAACAACATCCGCAATGGATATGATAACTTGTTAGCTGCAATTAACTATATCAAGCATCGTTACGGTACATCAGACGCAGCCTTTAACCGTGTAGCATCTTACGGTTATGCAAATGGCGGCCTTGTAAGTAAGCATGGCATTTATCAATTGGCAGAAGGCAATATGCCTGAATATGTTATTCCAACAGACAGAGCCAAACGCAGTCGCGCTTGGTCGTTGCTTGCAGAGGTGACAAGTAAATTTGCTAATGAAGCGCCAAAAACAAGCGACTCAACTAGCGATGGGGCAGGCATTTTGCAAAAACTAGAAACTAAATTAGACACAATGATAACTTTACTCACTCAATTGGTGGCAAATGGAGCTAATCCGATTGAAGTTAGAAATATCATTGACGGTCAATCTGTTTCTAACGGTCTAGCGCCATACATGCAAGCCGCTATCAGCAATCACGAGCGCAGACAGGCACTTTTAGGAGGTGAAATCATTTGAGTATTCCTTTTAAATTTAATAATCAAGATGTCCTTTTGGAATTAGAAAAATTTGGAGGACGTGCACAATTGGTTGATGTTGTGAAGAATATCGCTTCACAATTCAATACCACCTATCAGGAACAAGGGTCTAACCGATACGGGCAACAATTTCTCTATAACACGCTTGGGGTTAAGCAAATCACCGTTTCTTTAAAATTGGTTGGTTTGCAATCTTTTTTCGATGCGTGTGAGGAGAAATTGGGAGGCATTATCAACGTTAGCGAGCCTAAAGAGCTTATTTTTGGGCGCGAACCTAATAAGGTTTGGGAAGCTGCGCCAAGTGGTTTAAGTACACTTGCAGTAGATGCTAGTACATCGCCCGCAACAGCCGCTGTTTCCTTGACTTTTGATGTTCCGAAAACTTATGCAGAAAACAAAGTATCGCTTGCGGTCAGCTCAAGCAATCCAACTAAATACGGTTCAATTACTTACGATAGTCAAGGATTTTATAAAGCTATCCTCAAAAACCTTGGAACAGCAGAAACTTACCCCATTATCTCTATTAAAAATAATAGCGAAAATGGTTATGTTGGCATTGTTGGCGCTAATGGCGTTTATGCAGTCGGAAACGAAGACGAATCCGATACAGTCATGAAAAACAAAGCTGAAACATTGCTAAATTATCAAGGAAATAAAATTTTTGACGGCTTTAATGCCGCTGCTAAAAATGTTAATCTTCCAGCTAGTCCAGGAGTTAGTCCAGGTGCAGTCGACGGGCTGGAAATTTGGGGGCGTCGCCATTTGGAATTAGCGAATGGGACACACTCTCGTCTAACATGGACGATACCAACAGACAGCGAAGGGAACAGTGGCTCTATCAACGAAGATATTTGGTGGAGACAAGTTTTCTGGTGTTTGGCAGGGAACGAGCAGGGAGCGTTGACAGTTGATGTTTGGGACGAAAACAATAATTTTATGTATGGGGTGCAGACAACCAAAAATAAATTTGGTTTAGAGAGCGAATATGTCTTTTATGTCATTGACGGAAATGGGAATCGTACAGCACCAAGTTTTACTAAACGAAAATTTTTAGCTACACACCGCGATCATGAGAACCCATTTAACCACACAAGAGGAGCGTCAGCTATCCACCGAAGAGATGATAAGATTAAACTTTATTGGTGGGGCGGGTATATTGATATTACTTGTCCAGCGTTAAAAGGCAAGAAATCAGCAAAAATCAGCGTGACTTTCCAAAAAAACGGAAATGCTAAAAAAATGAGTCATATGTATTTTGATGAGTTTTATTATCGAAAAAATGACGTTGCTTTTGAAGAAGATTTTAAAAACTTATTCGCTGCTAATTCGATAACAAAGATTGATTTTGAGAGTGGCAAAGTTTATAACAATGACATTCCAATCATTGACAAATTAGTTGATGGCTCAGAGCCGTTTCCGTTAGTTGTTGGAGAAAGCGAAGTTGATTTTTATCTTTCTAGTTGGGTGCAGACACCGCCTGAAATTATCATTGAATGGAAAGAGAGGTACGTTTAATTGCAAATTGTAGTTCATGATAACAAAATGCGCAAAGTTACGATTTTGAATAATCGAATCCAAAAATCGCTCTCTTTTTCTAACGATAGCTGGCATAGATATTTGGCTCAAGGGGTCAATACATTTGATTTTGTTATCCCAAAATTTTATAACGGAAAAATACATGATGATGTCGATTATATCACTGACGACGCACATTTTTCTTTCCGTTATCGCAACCGTAACTACGTTTTTTATGTGGAAACACTAACGCAAGACGATTTTAGTTTTACGCTTTCTTGTAACGACCGAAACCTTGAACTAACCAAGGAACAAGCTAATCCATTTACAAGTGATAAAGCCCAGAAATTCGAGTGGTACCTTGAAAATATGGGCTTGCTTGCTCTCGCTGGGATGAAACTCGGAAACAACGAAATCGGCAACTTAACTAGAACTTTGTCGTTTGAAAATCAAGAAACTAAGCTTGCGCGATTGCAATCCCTTTGCGCAGAATTTGACGCAGAATTTGAATTCGTTAACGAACTTAACAAAGATGGCTCGTTTAAGCAGACGCTACTCAATGTCTACCACGAAGCGGACGATACCCATCATAGTGTGGGTCGTCTTAGAAATGATGTTTTGCTACGTTATGGCAAAGATGTTAAGGGAGTGCAAGTTGTTTCTGATAAGTCGCAATTATTTAATGCAGGTAGATTTACTGGGGCTGATGGGCTAACCATAAAAGACCTTGAAAAGTCTGTAAAAGACGAAGACGGGCGTGAAGAATTCTACACTCGCAAAGGCAACGACATGATTTATGCTCCGCTATCTGCTGATAAGTACCCTTCAAAATTGACAAATGGTGACAATTGGACGCGTAAGGATTTTTCAACCGAATACACGAATGCAAACGATTTATTAGCTTACGCACTCAAGACCATTAAGCAATATGCTTATCCTATTTTGACTTACACAGCTACTATCCAATCTAATTTTTTAAGTAATTACGATGATTTGGAATTAGGTGACACAGTCAAAATCATTGATAACAATTTCAAAGACGGGCTACTACTTCAAGCGCGCGTATCAGAACAAGTTATTAGTTTTAGTAATCCTAATAACAACTCACTTGTCTTTTCGAATTATGTCAAACTCAAAAACCAAATTTCCGACGCGTTAAAAGCTCGCATGGCGAGGTTAGCCGAAGAAGCGCAGCCTTACACAATTAAATTTAGCTCAGATAATGGGATGACGTTTAAAAACCACAAAGGCGAGACGACGGTTATAGCTACACTGCAAAAAGGTAGTCGCGACATCAAAGCGAATTGGAAGTGGTCTGTTAATAACGAGCTTTTGAGCTCAACGGATAGCTTGACAATAAGCGCGTCTGGTTTCGAAAAAACTTTAACAGTCGCTGTTGCTGCTATTGTAGGCGGGCAGGTTGTAACAACCGACCAAATAACATTTACCAATGTAAACGATGGCGCAGGAATCAAGAAGATTACACCTCTCTACGGTTCATCTGAAGATGGGGAAACCACAAATAATTGGTCTACGAACGCGAAAGCAGCTACCAAATCAGAACCTTATGTTCTCGGTAAGTTTATTACTGAACTAACAGACGGTACTCAAATAGAGACTAATAACTTTGTCGCTGCGGTGCGTAGTCCAGAATTTGATGAAGTTGAGCGTTTTAAACAAGGAATTTACAAGGAAATAGAAGAAGTCGATGCTCAGCTCGCCGCTCAGTCTGAGGCTCACAATCAGGCTGTTGCTGAGATTTTGGCTCAGGCGACTAGCGTTGAAGACTTAGCTTCTGAAGCTAAGCGGATTGGTCAGCAGGCTATTGCCAACGCTATTTCTGTCGCGAACCAACTTAGCACGGCTCGTCAGGCATTGCAGAGTGAGATTGAGACAGCTAAGACGCAAGCGGGAGATGTTGCTAAAGATTTGCTAACGCAGGCTGAACAGCTTAACGCACAAGCGACGAAGCAAGAGGAGTTGACCAAGCTTACCACTGAGACGAAAAAGCTCGTAGACGGTCAAATAACGACCATTAGCGAGCTGTCTAAAACCGTTGCTCAAAACGGTAAGGACATTACAAGCGTGCAGTCACGTACTAAAACAGTTGAAGATACGCTAAGTGGAACCAAGATAACGCTAGAGCAGGTTAAAGTTACATCTGACACAGTTAAGTCTAATCTTGCGGAATACAAAGTATCAAACGATGGCGCAGTAGCTGGCTTGCGACAGTCAATCAAAGACGCAAATGGCAACATCAGCGACCTTAAGACTTTGGTTGGGTTAGTGCCTGGCAAGATAAGCGCAGCGGTTGAAGCAGTGGAAGCTAAAATACCGACTGTTTTTGGTGGAAGAAATCTTGCTCAAAAGACAAGCTCTGACTGGTCAACTCCTTATACAGCTTTTTCAGGAATCGCAAACACTTGTCCGCAACTGTATAGAGTCTTAACTGACGGCTTATCGGTTGGAGATACGCTAAAATCACGTATTTTACTCAAGTACACTAATGTCGTACCAGCAAGTGGTCAGACAGCTATGATTTGGTTACAAGGTAGCGGAAATGTTACTTCTTGGAATGCAGGGTCATATTCCGGTAGTCCCAAAAAAACAATTAGTGGTAGTGGAGAAATCGTCTTTGAGCATGAATTTAAAATCAATGCAGACCACCTAAAGAATAGTTATTGGAATTGGCAATTCAGAACTGACTATATAGCAAGTGGCTCGCTAGAATGGAAGCTTGCGAAAGTTGAGTCTGGTGATGTCTTTACTGCGTGGTCTCCTGCACCAGAAGATGCCATTGAAGAAATCAGCTCAGTCAAATCAGAGCTTAAGCTGACTAAGGAGGGTTTAACTGGCTACTTTAACAAAACGGATAGCAACGCTAGCTCAATCAGTACACACACTAACCAGATTAGTGCTTTAAATAACGCCTTGTCTGCTAAAGTCTCAACAACTGATTACAACAAGTTGACTGACCGTGTGAGCAGTGCGGAATCAGCTATCAGCGTCCAAGCAGGGGAAATCAGCAAGCGACTAACAAGCACGCAAGTTGAGTCTGCTATAACTGCTAAGGGTTATCAGACTAAAGCGCAGGTCGACAGTAACATCACAGGTCGTGGCTATATCACATCATCAGCGTTACAGCCTTATGCGACAATGACCGCCTTAGAAAATAAGGTTACAGAAACAGCTGGCGAGTATACACGCTTAATAAGCGAGACAAAAGCATTGATACCGAGCGGAGAACCTAACCTTGTGCCAAATGGCAGACCTGAAGACGGTGTAACCGAGATGGGGAACGTGGATGTAGTAACTCATGGTTTTTATTACAATAGCAATCAGAAACTGTATCGGTTGACAACATCAGATACATCAGAAATTACTCAAAGTTTTAGATATTTCCCAGTCGAACGAAATACAGACTACACGCTATATTTTAAAGGCTTTAATAATTCTGCTGTAATTCATATGGATGTCTGGTTTTTAAGGCGCGTTAAAGGTAGCACGAATACTTGGGATAATGCACAGAAATTGATTGATAGCCGTAAGTTATCAATAAGTAGAGCCGAAGAAATCACAGTCACATTTAATACTGGTGGTTACGACGAAGGTTACATACGATTTGATAACAATGGTACAACCGTTAAAGGGACAAGAGCCGACTTGTATTTTGGTGACGTTTGCGTCAAAAAAGGCAAGTCGAACAACGGGTGGAGCCCAGCGGTTGCCGACCTAACCACAGTCACAGCTTTCAACAAAGTTAGTGAGACGGTCGATGAATATAAGCGGTTGATCTCATCTGGTGGTAGCTTATCCAAGGCTATCCAATCGGCTGAGAAATTTGAGCAATCCATTGCAAGCGGTGGGGACATCTACCAAGCTATCCAGACGGCTAAGGGGCTTGCTACAACTGTTAGTGGCGCTAATGGGCTTAGTACGCAGGTCAGTCAGCTTGCGGGGTCTTACGCGATCAAGAATTTGACTAGCTCGGGTACTGTACTTAACCAGCTCAACCTAAACAAGGATGGGTCAGTCAAGATTGATGGTAGCTTGGTACGAATTACTGGTAAAACGGTCATTGATAATGCTGTCATCAAATCCGCTATGATTGCGGATGGTCAAATTGGCACAGCTCAAATTGGTACGATTGATGGTGCTACAGCTAATATCATCAATATCAACGCCAAAAATATCTCTGCCGACGGCTTGAGCGGTAACATCATTAAAGGTGGAACCTTGCGCTCAACCAATAACGCGACCAACTTCGACTTAGTCAATGGTAAGCTCAATTTTGATACGGACACAGCATCCGTGAGACGAGTGACAAGCGGAATACCAACGCAGTTTGTCAAATTCCTCAAAAGTTCCAATGGTGCATTGACCGTGATTGGGTCCAACCGTGATGGTTCGGAAAGTGCTGATAACGATAGCTTTGCAGGTTTTAAAATCTACTCTAGTAGCACTACAGAGGTGTCAGAAATTATCTCTGACCAGATTTACTTTTTGACTGGGACAAATAATAGACGCGGTTGGCAGATGTCTACCATCACGGGTGCTGATAATAAGCAAATCTCGCTATTTCCGACTGGAGACCCAACCAAGAGCTTGATATACGCAAGTGATTACTACATTAAACGAAATGGTAAGAATATCGCTTTGATTGATTTTATCACTTACGTTAATGCTTGCTTAAAACACTTGCAAAACTACACAGGCAGAACTGATATTTGGAACGATTTTGCTATTTAGGAGGAAAACATGAACCAAGAACAGCAACTCAATCAAGCGCTACGCTTGACTATCAACGAACACACAGCCCAGTTGGTCAATGAGTCAACTTCAAGTCTGAGAGATACCATCAACCTAATTATTGATAACTTTAGCCTTCTGCACAAAAACAAGACAACAGAAAATGGTTATAGTTACACTATGCCGGGCAAAGTTTAAAAATGATCACATACCTATAAGAAGGAAAATAATATGAAATTTGAACTTAAAAATAAAGATTTAAACAGTTTTTTGCAAATTATCGATAAATTAACCGTTTCGTCTATGCGTGTTAATCGAGGCAAAGCGAAAGTCTATAGTGCCATTAGCGACAAACTAGAGGAGTACGGTCGCGATGAGGGAGAAATCTTAGAAAAAAACATCGTTACAAATGAATATGGACAGTTAATGAAAGAAGAAAACGGCGATTTTATCTTGAAAGAAAATGTAACGATTACTGAGATCAATCAACAGTTATCAGAATTGCAAGAGGAAGTCATCACAATTTCTAGCGGTGATTATACGAACCGCTTTACAGATTTCTTTGACTGGCTTTCTGACTGTGAGGAAAACATTACAACACAAGAGGCTATTTTAATTGATAGTCTCTTAGAACAATTTGAAGCACAAAAAGGAGAATAACAATTATGGCTAAAACAACAACAGAAACAGTTTTCGTAATCAAGAACCAAAATGGTGAGTTTCTAGAATTTCAAACCTATAACGGTCTACGTACATGGACTAGCGAATTTAATGATCGTTGTACCTTCACTTCTCAAAATGCTGCAACTCTATATTGCCGCAATTTAATTGCAGATGCTCAACTTCACGGTGTTGATATGGAATTTGATGTCTTTAAGCACAATAATCAGATTGTTGAATTAGATGTTACTATTCCAGATAACCAGCGAGATTCTTACGGACTACCAGAAAAAGTAGCAGAGCCAACAGCCGAATCAGAGGGCTAGCCTATGAATAATATGGCTATCCCTGGAAAAGACATTATCCATGATGCCATTAAGGCGCAATGGACCATTGAAAAAATTGGTGGTGTGCTGGCTGTTGCTATTATCATCGTGATTATCTTACTAATCAGCGCTCAAGCGTGGACGAATAAAAAGCTAGTTAATAGCTTCCACGAGACTAACAAAGAGCTATTATCATCTAACAAAGAGATTGCAAAGGAAAACCAAAAACAAATGGCAAAATTAACAATGGCAGTCAATAAGTTAACGCTTGAAACACGTACAGATATCACTGTACTGAAAGAAAAAGTGGATGGTTTAGAAGATACCATTCGCGACAGGCAAATGATGCCTTAGAAGGAGGAATGACATGAGTAAATATGCTAAGACTCTAGGAATTAAAGTCGTTAAAACTATGGCTCAAACAGCCATCGGTGCTATCGGCTCGACTGCTTTGATTACAGAGGTTAATTGGGCAGTAGTTGCATCTGCCACAGCACTATCAGGCTTGACCTGTGTACTGATGAATCTTGCAGACCTTAAGGAGTAAGAAGATGAAAGCAATCACTAAAACTATAGCTATACTAGCAATCACTTTGTTCTATTTTCCTATGGCGGTGATTGCTCTTTTCATGTACCCATTTCTTGAAATTTTGAATAAGGAGGAATAAAAATGACAACAGTAAAAGAAGTCGTCAATTGGGCTAAAGGTCTAGCTGATAGCGGAAAAGGAGTTGATTTCGATGGCTACTATGGTACGCAATGCGTTGACTTACCTAACTGGATTTTAGGGAAATTCTTTGGCAAGTCCATTTGGGGCAATGCTATTGATTTGCTTAATTCTGCTAAACAAGCAGGTTATACAGTCATCTACGATGCTCCAGGAGTTAACCCCAAAGCTGGTGATATTTTTGTCATGCGTGTATCTAGTCATATCTACGGGCATACTGGCCTAGTTATCGCAGATAGCGACGGATACAGCATTAAGACGATTGAGCAAAATGTCGATGGCAATGCAGACGCACTAACAGTGGGCGGACCAGCTCGTTATATCACTCGTTCTTTCAACGGTGTTGTTGGTTGGATTCGTCCGCCATACTCTAACGTAACACAGACGACAAACGCAACCTCAACAGCTGCATCTGGTAAGATCAAAGATGAGCGCGGAACTATGACTGTTAAGGTATCAGCTTTAAATGTTCGGGACAAACCTAGCACAAGCGGTAACATCGTCGCTACTTATAGAAACGGCGATAGTCTAAATTATGACAGCGTCTATAACGCTGATGGCTATATTTGGGTTAGCTACATTAGCACAAGCGGAAAACGACGTTATGTAGCAGCAGGAATTTCAAAAAATGGCCTAAATACTGCGCCGTTTGGAACTTTTAAATAAATAATTTTAAAACCTAAAATCTTGCAGGCGACCAAAAATAAAAAAAGAAATGAGACTCCTTCACCGCGATGGCACTGACGGCAAACTGTGCAAGTCTACAAGTATTTAATCTGATTTTATAATCTATTTTTTCTATTTTTTAAATCTACCACCGCTCTCAATTTGAGGGCGGTTTTTTGTTTTGGTCAAAAAAATATTTAAAAAAGAAAATGATTGCAAACATTTTTGATGTAGTGTATAATCAATTTAGAAACGCAGGTGACAGATGTGCACTTGTGTTATTTTTTTAAAATAAACGGAGGTAGAAACAATGGGCAAGACAATAGATGTCGCAAAATATTTGATTTATGCTTATGAACAAATTTCTAACTCAAGATTTGAAACACAAGAATTAAAATTGCAAAAGTTGATGTATTTTGCACAACGTGAAAGTTTTGCTTTGACTGGTGAAGCACTTTTTCCTAGTGATTTCGAGGGATGGGTACATGGACCAGTACTTGTAGAATTACGATATTTTTTTGAACAAGATTATATTCCTTATGATGGTGATAGCTCGGCTCTAAGCGAAACTGATAAATATATAATCGAAAGCGTCATTAATAAATATGGTCAATACGATGCATGGTACCTTAGAAATTTATCTCATGAAGAATTTTCGTGGAAAAATAGTCGTGATGGCCTAGATGATAGTGAAGTCGGAAATAAGATAATTTCAAAAGATGATATAAAAAAAGATGCAGAAAAAGTTCGTGTTTACGATCATCAGTATGACATGTATTTAGATGAATTCGATGAATTCAACGAGGAGGCTTATATTGCAGGATAATTCTTCTCTTATTGGCAATATCAAGTCTTCCAGAATGCCTTATTATGATAATAAAACTAATTCAATAAAATTTAAATCACGTCCAGTACTTATTTTAAAAGCAGAAAAAGAATTAGGATTTAGTGATTTCACAGTTTTACCAATTTCTTCAGTTAGTTTTAAAAAGAATGTCAATCAAAAGTTCGATGTAGAAGTTACAAGGGCAATGTATCCACTTTTGAATTTAACTAAAGAAGTGTGTTATATACGCTGTGGAAAGATTATGACCATTAGTAAAAAGGATTTAGCAGTCAATACCATTTCCAATCTGAAAGATACCTATCCTGAATTGTGGCAACACATTACCAGGCTTACTAAAGAATATATTTCTGATATAAAATAATGATTAACCCTAGCACAAGCTAGGGATTTTTTTCCGTTATAATAGACTTTTCCAAAAATATCGGTTATAATGGACTTTTTTTGATAAAAATCCCAAAAAAACATTTGTTGAAAACAATTGTTTTTTTATTGACAAATGTTTAAAACAAGTGTATAATGTAATTAAAGATAAGGAAAGGAGATAGGCCAATGAATGAGCGGGAGCTTAAGAAAATTGCTAAGAAGCAAGGTTTTAGTAAAACTAACTTTGGCAAAGGATCGCACGAAGTTTGGAAACATCCAGACGGACGGCAAACGACGATTCCAAAACCTAAACAAGCCGACTACAAACCAGGTACACTTAACAATATTCTCAAAGTCTTGTATGGGGAGTGA